CATCTGTGCAGCGGGAAGTCTTGCTGCTTCTGCTTGCTGTTGTGCCCCGAACATGGCTTTAGCTATGTTATCTGATACTCTTTGGTTGGCGGATGAGAGTGCTTTTGCTTGGAGAAGATCTCCTCTCGTACCACCACCGGGTTGAAACCCTACCATCTTGGATCTAATTCCTGGTAGCATCTCCTCTTCCAACTGACCCATTGCTTCTCTTCGATAGACATCAGCCACATCACCAAACTGTGTGGTATCTACATCCCCAGCAAGTAACCCACCATACTGATCTTCACTGAACGGAGTCATGGCAGCATACCCTGCTTGGGTTTGTGGCTGACCCATGATGTTTCCTTGGGTCATTGCACTCTGAGCGTAAGGAAGAATACCAGATGGACCGAACATACCACCCGCTGCGGATGCTGTATATGCTTCAGGGATTGGACCCATAGCATAGTTGTAACCTCTCTCCATTGCAGCAGCTTGATCTGGATCAAATCCAGCCACACCGGGAGCCACTTGACCCGAAGGAAGACCCTGACCCATTGTTCCCGCAGCACCATAGAATTCAGGAGAGAATTGCCCACCCTGGAGCATCTTCAGCCCACGCTGCATACCCTCTTCTAAATAAGGTTCCTGCTTCTCCCAGGGTTGGGTAGTCGTTGTTGTTACTTGTGTTCCACCTGCCATAATTATTCTCCGTTAGAAACTAAAGACTCCAGAATAGTCTCCTGTTGGCACATAAGCCTGTCCTACTCTAATCTGCTGGTTACCGTCATAGAAGGAAGATGGGTCACCCGGAGCATATTGAAAATAAGGCATATCAGTCTCCTGAGTAAAGTATTGCCTATGTGGGGCTAATGCAGATCCAGCCTGATAGTATTCATCCTGATCGGTGTTTGGATAGTCACCATAGTAACTCCATACCGGATAAGCAAGTTCCATTCCTGAAGGAACTCCACCAGAGGCTGATAACGGTCCACCACCTGAACCAATACCCTCTGCAAAACCACCACCATAACCTATATACGGGCTTCTGCCTGGATCACTCCATACCCCCAAAGGTTCATATAAATTTCTATCCTCTTCCGAACCAAATTCATTCCAATGCCCAAGACCATAATCTGCCATACTCTGTGGTCTACCACCAACCATTGGTAATGCACCTGTTGATCCCTCTGGTCTTGCCAGTCTCCTGTTGTACGTTTTCAAAAGATCTGGGTGAGCCTTAACGTAATTAGCAAAGACACTCTCTCCCTTCTGGGCTAATGGAGCTTGCCACTGCACATTCGGTGGGGTGTAATCCAATAGACTATCCCCATAGGTAAAGTCTTCTGCGCTTAATCCTGTTGGCAATATCCCTAGATGTTCATTAGCCATTATTGCATCCTCTGTTTCAAATCTTTAGTGATGACTGAATAAGAGTGTTTCCAGTCTTTTAGTCTTCGTGCCATTCCCTTTCGTGTCCACGCTTCTAAAGCGGAACACCCATTGTTGATGGCAAACCCTTCCACCATAGGAAGGAAGTCATACCAGTTGTCCATTCCATGACCATCTTTGGAAGCAAGGGTAATGACTCTTAGTATTCTTTTTCTGGGGTAGGTGATGATTTCGGTTATCATGGCTGCGATGACTTCATCGTTATTCATCGCCACCCACAGGTTCATCTGCCCTGTGTCAAGGTGAACCACCAGATCCCCTGGCTCAAGCTCACCCTCTGCGTAACGCAGGGATACTCTAATCAAAGGAAGAACATCATCCCATATATAGGTGATGTCATCTGACTCAATCAGGTGAACATTGACCCCTTTAGGAGTCTTACTCTCTCCTTTTATGTCAAGATCAGTCAACATCATCCTAGTAACACCCAGCTTCCCGGTGAACCTTTCTTGAAGAAATAAATCCCCTCCCCAGATCCAGGGTTCCAGTCAGTCCCATCCGCATAGCGAACATCACCTTCCCTTGGTCTTGATGGCTCAACGTGTATTCTCTCCAGTCTAAATGTAGCTTGGTTGAATAATGTATCACCGAGTCTTTTTAGCTCAGTAACAACGTACATTCCCAAGTCTTCTACTTCTTCTGGGAGTGGTCCTGGCTCATAAAGTGTTACGCTTTTTACAACTCGATCTGAATAGGTAGCCATCAGCTTGACATCCTAGATCCTCTGCTCCCTGCATCCTCAACCTCTATTGAATACCCATCCAGTTCCCAATCCATATCTCCAGTAGATTCAAACTTCACTGCATAGAACTTTCCTGTAGCTCTAACTGATACTTTAGATTGAGTGTCAGGAGTGAATTGAACTGGAGTTTTCCATGAGATACCCTCTTCCGTTGTCATCTGAGAACCGACATAGATGTTCACTAAATTCGTACTGCTGACTGTCATCTTCGGATAGATGGCTTTTATCCTCTTGACAGAGCTATGATCTGGAACTCCCTGTTCATTCATAGACAATCCACTTCTCTCCACAAAGGAGGTCATGTCTGTCGTATCTTCCTTGTTTCCTGATCCATTACGATACAACTTGGTATTAGTTGGAGAGGCAAACAAGAGAACCTTGTCGGTTGAGTCAAAGCTCGTTGTCCAGGGTCCAAAAATAGTATTCCACTGGTTGGTAGAATCTTCCCAAGCTGATGATCTGGTTGGATCTCTAATCACACCATACCCCATGTGTGCCAAATCTGGAAGATTCCTTATAACAAAAGTATTAGTGACATAATTCCATACCACAGCTTGATCACACTGGTTTCCTATACTTCCATCTGATACATAGCAAAACAGAATCTCGTTTCTTCCATAGTCTGCAGCCACAAAACTCTTGGATACCTGATCACCATCAATCTGGGTAAATACATACTCTTTCAACTTTTGGGGAAGGATTGGTTTTAACCTCTGACCATCATTGATGTAAAAGTTTCCTTTCCCAAAGATTGCATGTCCACCATCAAACTCTGCTACGCAGTTCTTTGCTATTGCTCCAATAGTTGGAGAGAGTTGTCGGAAGGAGAAAATAAACGGAACCCCTACGAACTGCATCGAATAGGTTGCATCTTCCTTGTAAATCATAAACGCATCCCTTAACTGAAGTCCATCAAGGATGTCACCTTTTGTGTCAGCTAATTCATACTCCCCCGCATCCACCGTACTGTCAGTTTCATTCCATGAGGTGGGTGTCGTTTGTATGGATGCTTCTGTAGACCACTTCACCAATCGGGGGAAATTAACCCCAGCTTTCTGAACATACAAACCAACCAGGAACGTGCGGAAAGCTCTCATAGATCTACAGTACACATTAACAAACACAGGAGCATCATCTAAATGCGTGGCTCCAGTCGTACCATTCTGTGCTCTGGAGATTCCCGTGAAGGTTGTGGAAGTGACCCCCGTATATGAGATGTCTTCTGAGTCTATTGTAAAGGTTCCAGTGATTGGAAACGTGGCAGTGCTGTCTACTGTTATAGCAGTTGTTGCAGAAGTGCTGGTTATCGCTCCATCCAATATTGTTAAGCTGGGCCAGTTATTAAGATCCTGCATCTTGGTTGTGGAGAGCGGAATACCATTTGTCAAAGCCCAATACTGAGGATCATCAAACCCATTGGTCATTACCAGAACACCCCCGATAATCGTGGAAGTCCAGTTCTCTGCTGCTGTTGCTGAGTAGTCTCCACCAGAGGCTCTAGTTACGTCATACCATACATTCGCTCGTGAAACAGTAACATCATCAGAGTGAGCTGCAGCACTTGTGGAATTTGCCCCTCTCGTACAAGTGGTAAACGTGGTAGCAGTCTTAGCTGTGTATGTAATCTGCTCATCACCGATAAGTATAGTACCAACATCTTCAAAGTCTGCAGTGCTGTCAACTGTAACAGTTGTGACTGAATCATTTATACCACCATCTAGCAGCGTTGACTTATTGGTATTGTCATACACATAGATCTTCGCTAAACCACCCACTATCCAGAACTCAGGTATTCCAAGAGTTAATTGAGTAAGCAGGTAGGGTGCGACCGGACACGTAGCCATGACTTCTGCGTAGCCAGGAAGCTTCCTTATGGAGCCTTCATCTGTCTTTACATTGTTGCCATCGCTCCAGACATTAGGTGGAAGCTGCCAGGGAGAAGTCTCCTTGACAATACCTACCTGTCCGACATTATCAATCGGGATTAGTGCCATTACTCTTCCACGTAGTCAGGATCGTTAGCCCAGCCAGCAGTTACACCACCAGCCTCATCGTAAGCCTTTATAGCATCCAGATCAGCCAACGCATCTATTGCTACTTCCTTATCGTTTGATTCGGTTCTGATTGCTGCTCTGTAGGTTTTCCAGTCTGCTGGCATTGCGGTTCCACCATCTGACTCTCTATGGGTCATCCAGTCTGAGCTGGAAAGTGTGGAAGATGCGATGCTCTTCACCTTTCCCTTCATGGACTTCTTCAGATCATCTACATTCTTTGCAGAAGAACCATAAGAGATAACCCATTCATTAGTGGCTGCATCAAAGTTGTACTCTTCACCGCTTGTATTGTAGTAGCGATGATCTGCAACCGATAATCGTGCAGGATGGAACCCAAGATTTGCCAGTTCCGCTTTAGAGAATTTACGGAATATCTGTGGAGGGTAATCCACTCCATCCTTAGTAATGGCTCTTGGTGATTTTATTAGTCCGTGACTTGGTGAATACCACATAATTTATTACCTTGCGTTTGCGTATTTGAATGGGGATTCTGCGAATGCTAAATATAAAAAGGTAGCGGATGAATTTACATTGTCATCGCTATCCCTGAACTTAAATCCGTTTGATACAATATC